GGTGGATTAGTAATTGATTTTTCTTTTATTGACCCACCTGATTTAGCAATTAACATACAAGGTGTATACTATCACTATGAGCAAGGCTCAGTTAATATTGCTAAAGACTTAATAGCAAGAGAACAATTAGCTTCTCAAGGAGTGACTCTAATATTTGTGGATGACATTGACTTAGAACAAAATCCAGAATATTTTATAAGAGAAGCATTAAATTATAGAGACCATTCCAGAATAGGAGCAGGATAGTGTCTG